CTGGACACTGTCCAGTAGATTAAATAGTTCTTTATGTTTCATGTTTTATTTTATAAGTCTTGTACGTCGTAAAGTACAGGGGTTGTATCCTCTTGATCTTCTACAATTTTGAATTGTCCTCCTCCTAGAATTTTAGACCATTCATCAGCATGAGCTTTTTTATACTCATTTTTATCTTTGTCAGTATCTTGGATAAAACCATGGTTTGTCATAACAATTTTACCTCTTGATTGCATACCATTAACATGGTTTTTATCAATTTGTAAATTTGTTCTTTTACCCCATTCTACCTGCATACCACCTTTGATTGCTTTAATCTTGGATGTTCCAGCATTTGAAATATTACCAAATGTAACTACAAATGTTGCATCATACCACATTGCCATCCCACCTTTATTCATCATTTTGGGTTGACCCATAGGTGATTCTGCTTTTGCTGTCCAAACTTTATTAACTGCAATTAGAGTGTTAGTATAAGGTGATGATTCTTTACGAGACATTACAATACTTTGGTTAACTGTATTACCAAATTGGGTTGACATTGCACCTGCATTCCATTCATTGTTATTCTTCAGCTTTTCAACTGACATTGCACAAGGAATTGATCCAATTGAATCCCAGAAAAACGCTAAATCATAAGGTAGATTACCTTTTTTCTGTTCATTCTGTAGATCCATAATAAAGGCTGCTACATCTTCAATAGTATGTAATGTTTCTCTATCAACATAAATAAAATTACCTTCATAATCAACAACATTACCTTCATCATCTTTAATTAGGTTAACTTCTAATCCCATTTGAGCGGCATGTTCCCAATTCCATTTCATCTCTGTAATAATAAACACAGGGAGTATTCCCATGTTTTGAGCTGAAACTGCTGCTTCAAGTAAAGCCGTTGTTTTACCTGTGTCAGAATGTCCTCTAAGTAATGAAATATGCCCCATAGGAATTCCAGGTACTCCTGCTACTTTTTGAAAAGCAGGGGATAGTGGTATCCACTGTTGGTCCTTAAATTTGACATTTTTATTTAAACCTTTAGATGATTTAAATTTATTAAGGTCAAATTTGCTCTTAATCTCGGCGGACACTGCCGCCGAGAGAGACTTTGATACTTTTTTTGCCATACTTAGAAAGGAAGATCATCACCATTATTACTACTAGCTTTATCATCAAACATTGTATCAAAAGCATCTGCTTTATTTTGTTTAACTTTAGTAGTATCTAAACTAAAATTAGTAGCAGGTTTTGCTGCAACCGGAGCTGCAACTGTTTCTTCTGCTTCATCTTCAGGTGATAACCATTGTTCTAATGCTGATTTCATTTCATCAAATGAATAACGTTTAAACAAACCATCTGTTGGGTTTGGTTGCTCGCTTGTCCATTTTTCTACTAATTCAGCATCTTCACTAAGTGGTGAAGTTTTTAATCTAACACGCACTGATGATTTATTATAAGGAGTACCAGTGGATTCTGGTCCTACTGTTTCCACTGTGATATCTCTACCACCAACAATATCTGTGTAATCTCCAATTTCATCATCTACTGCAAGTGCAAGTAATTCTTCATATACTTGTTTTCCAAATTGCCATAGTCTAACACCTTTATCTTCTTCTCCACGTACTATAACGGGAACAAAAGTACGGTTTTTGGCATCTAGCTTTTTAGCAAGTACATAATTTTCTTTATTATACTCTCCTTCTCTAAGTTTTTGAGCAAATAAAGCAATAGGGTCTTTTTCACCAAAATTTATAGGTGAAATCATAACCTTATTAGTAATACCATAATAGAACTTAAGTTCTGTAAATGGGTTAGATGGATTGTACGCAGAAGGTACAATTCTAATTTGTTGTTTACCTACTGTAGGTCTCCAAAAAATGGTTGTGTAATCGGTCTTTTGACCACCCTTTGGTTTTGATTGGAGGGTATCCAATTTTTGTTTAAGCATTGATAAATCCATAAATGTAACTTATTTTTAATTATAACTGTTTATATATGATCTGAATATACAAAATATAAATTAGATATCCAAATTATTTTCTACTACTACTACACCTTTTTTTTCTATAACTTCAAGAGAACAATTTTGTGCAAAATTTATACTTTTACTTATGCTTTGATGAGATAAATAGTAGTATATAAATGCCGCAAAAAATGTATCCCCAGCTCCTGATAAATCGGATACTTCAGCTTTTCTAGAAGGGGGGTGTATCATATCACCCCAATGGACTCCTTTTTCTCCGAGTGTAACAATTAATTGACCCTTATAATCAATTAAATTATCCTTATTTTTTTCGTATTCTGGTTGGTTGATTTTTATGAATGAAGCATCCATAACCCATTCTCCAAATATTTTTTTAGAATCAATAAAAGTTAAGGGATATTTATCCAAAATATATTTAATATCATCTTTAGTTAAAAACCCTTTATCATAATCACTAATGATAACAACATCATACTCTTCTAACTTATTTAACCCACTAAACCTTGAACATTTATCATTATCATCTATTCTAACTAACATTTGGTTAGTTTTTATATCTACTAATCGGGTTTTTACTGATGGAGATTGATTTGTAATAAAGTCAATTTCCCAATTTGGGGCTAAACTTTTTAAATTATTAAAAACATTTTTAGCCATTCCCTCGTTTTTAGTAGAATTAACAGGATTAAATACAGGAACGGGTGCTTCAGGGCATATTCGATTACATTCACCATAAATAAACTTATCAAGACAACTATCGCCTATTACTAATATCCTCATAACGTATTTCCTATTCTAATTCTATAACTATCCTCATCAAAATGTTGAGTAGATACCTCAAATATTTCTGACATATCTTCTAATGCTATTAATTGGTGAGGGGATCCTCTTTCAATTGTAATACAAGTTCCAGGTAAAATAGTAGTTGTATGTTCTATACCTTTTTCAGTATCTAACCAAATATAATCAAAGCTACCTTTACCTACATACCAAGATTCTTTTTTAATAATATGATAATGTAAAGAGAATTTATTTCCTGCTTTAAAAAATCTAAGTAATTTACCACAATATTCTTCATCATTATGGATCCAAACTTCTTCACCCCATCCTTTTTGTACTATTTTAGGTTGTATAATCATAATTCTTCTATGCGTTTTGCCTTATCATCTATAATTAGATCATAAGATGGTTTTACTGGCAATGTAATATCTTCTTTATACCCAACCACAAGATCATCAAAAAGACATCCCCATTCATTTAATTGTTTAGTAGTTAATTCAGTATAATCAATTTTACTAAAACCACCTCTTGCAGTATAATAAGTTATATGCCATCCTTTTTCTTTAAGTTTGTTTATTTTATTAATATTTGTTTTATTAGGGATAGCTAACTCATATATCCTTTTATCTTTATAAAAACATATCGTTTCATCTATATCAACAAAAGCTTTTTGCTGTCCTTCTGAGTGTAATTTACTTTCTCTCATTTAATAAAATTTCTGTTGTTGAATAATTACCTATACGATCAAAATATATAATTTCTCGAGCATGGTCTCCTCCTACTATTTCTTTACCTTTCCAATCACTTCCTACTACTATAATATCAGGAGAAACAGAAGATACTAACCATTCTAAATGTTCACGATTATTGAAAGCCATTACTTTATCTATAGCTTTTAAACTTTCTAAAGCATAAACTCTATCTTCTAGTTTATTGTAAGGCCTACCTTTACCTTTATCCTTAGTTATTTTTTCATCATCGTCAATTCCAACGATTAATATATCACCTAATGATTTTGCAAAATTAAATAATTCAAAATGTCCTCTGTGAAGAATATCAAAACAACCATTTACCCAAATTTTCATAACCTCTTTTTACTTTATAACTCTATAATTTTGTATATTTTTGTGTTTAATTGATTTAATTCATTGTGTTGTGTAAGTAAAACACAATTTCTATAATGCTGCCAATCTACTTTATACCTAGTATCTACAACACCTCCATTTAATTTTTTAATTAATTCATTTAAAGCATTAATAGTATATAAAGTATTAGATTCCTTTTTACGGTGTACTAAAATAGTGTTTTCTGGGATTACATTTAAGTTAGTTTGATCAACATTATATGTTACTACATATTCATCTTTTCCTACTATCTCTAGTACGAAAAGTTTATTGTATATAATATCATACTTACTTTTTATATCCTCAATAAGTGCATCTAACCCACCTAAATCCGTGAATGTGCAAAATAATTTATTATTCAAATCTCCTAATATTTGGATGTCTGATATGACATCATATTCTGTATTATACATATTAGGATTCTTCTGTAAAATTGTAGTCATAACCTTCTATTTCTTTTATATTTAATTGATATTTTATAAACACTTCTCTAATTTTCCACAAAACATCTTCTTCACCCTCATCAAAGTCAAATAAAAAACTATCGTAAGTATAGAGCACTAGCTTAGTTTTGTATCCCCGTAATATACGAAATATATCCCATAAAACCAACACATTTACGGATGTTTCCATATTTTGTAAAATGTAATTAAACAACTTTTGCGGATTCATATTATCCAAGTTTTCCTTTTCATATCTATATCCAGAAACCTTACATTCTACAAACCCATCGCTTTGAAACTTACTCCAAAGTTCTCCTACGTATTTCTCGATTTTTTGAAAGAATTCCAGGCCTTTGTAATTTTCAAAAACACCTCCATAGAGCTGTTTGAAGGTAAGTTCTTTCGATTTTTTATAATCCACTCCATATAAGGACGCAAAATGAGCGTGAATATCAACACCGGCAAAATCATAATCAATAAGACGAGCAGACAAGCTAGGGTGGTAAGCGCTAATATCAATTTCCACAAACCTATTATTACGTGGTATAAAACTTTTCCTACATCCGTTTTCTTTATTAAGTGCGGCATAATTTACATTTTTAAATTTATTTGAAGGTCTAGTAGTTGTTGTTTTTAAGTTGAACTGAGTGTTGA